GATCAAAGCACAGCCACACTTCTACGATGGTATCAGCACTAGAGAAATTGATGAACTAACACTTCGAGCTATTGTTGATCTTATTGACGTAGAACATAATCCAGATGTTGGGCATGTAAACTATCAGTATGTAGCAGGTAAACAGCGTCTGAGCATGCTGCGTAAAGATGTCTACGGTGACTATAATCCTCCGCACCTATACGAAATTGTTAAGACTAATGTGGCCACAGGATTATACACAGAAGAGTTGCTTACGTGGTACACAGAAGAAGAATGGAACAAGATGAATGATCTTCTTGACCATGCAAAAGACGAAGAGTATTCATATGCTGCGATTGAACAATTAATCGAGAAATACCTTGTGCGTAACCGCAGTACCAAACAAATTTATGAAACTCCACAAATTCGTTATATGATTGCAGCCGCAACGGTCATGCACAAAGAAGAAACAAATCAAAGATTAAAATTTATCAAGGAATATTACAATGCGGCTAGTGATGGTTTGTTTACTCTTGCTACTCCTGTGCTTGCTGGATTGGGCACTCCAACAAAACAATTCAGCTCTTGCGTGCTTATTCGCAGTGATGACGACTTGGATAGCATCTTTGCTTCAGGAGAAATGATGGCCAAGTATGCTAGCAAACGTGCTGGCATTGGTCTAGAGATAGGTCGACTACGTCCATTGGGAAGTCCTATACGAGGCGGGGAAATCATGCACACGGGTATGATTCCTTTCCTTAAGAAGTGGTTTGGTGATTTACGTTCATGTTCACAAGGTGGTATTAGAAATGCGTCAGCTACTGTGTTTTATCCAATATGGCATCATCAATTTGATGATCTTATTGTGCTTAAAAATAATCAGGGCACTGAGGAAACTCGTGTACGTCATATGGATTATGGGGTCGTACTATCGGCACTGTTTTGGCGTAGATTCAAAAACAAAGAAATGATCACGTTCTTTGATCCAAACGAAGTGCCTGACTTATATGAAGCATTTTACAAAGACATTGCACTATTTGAAGAACTCTATGTCAAATACGAAAAGCAAAAAGACCTACGTAAAAAAGTCCTACCAGCAGAAGAAGTATTTAAAGGTGGTATCTTAAAGGAGAGAACTGATACTGGGCGTATCTATCTTGTGTTCATTGACAATGTCATGAACCAAGGTCCATTTGATCCAGAATACCACACAATTTATCAGTCAAATTTATGTTGTGAAATATTACTTCCTACCCGTCCTTTTAAGCGTCTTGACGACAGTAACGGCCGCATCGCTTTATGCACTTTGGGATCAATCAACTGGGGTGCGTTCCGCAATCCAGAAGACATGCGTCGTGCTTGCCGTATACTTCAGCGCAGTCTATGTAATATCCTTGACTATCAAGATTTCTTAAGTATACAAAGCAAACTCAGTAATGACGAAATACAACCACTAGGTATTGGTGTTACTAATCTTGCCTATTGGCATGCTAAACGCAGTTATCAATACGGCACACCAGATGCACTACAAGATGTTAAAACATGGATGGAGCATCAGGCATTTTACCTAACAGAAGCCACAGTTGAACTAGCTAAAGAACGTGGTGCTTGTACACACAGCGAACACACACGTTATGGTAAAGGTTACTTCCCTTGGGAAAGTCGTGCTAAAGGTGTTAACACTCTAGCAGACTTTACACCAAGTCGTGAATTGGATTGGGAACAGCTACGCAGTGACATGAGATCATATGGTGTGCGTAACGCTACCTTAATGGCAGTAGCACCTGTTGAAAGTTCTAGTGTGGTGATTAACAGTACCAATGGTATTGAAATGCCCATGAGTTTGATCTCAGTTAAAGAATCAAAAGCAGGCTCGTTTATTCAAGTTGTTCCAGAATACAACAAACTAAAAACTAAGTATCAATTGATGTGGGAACAAAAGGACTGCGACGCATATTTGAAAACAGCGGCGGTGCTAGCGGCTTATGTGGATCAAAGTATCAGTACAAATACATTTTACAATCCAGCGCACTTCCCAGATCGTAAAGTTCCAACTACATTGATTGCTAAGAACTTGATGCAGGCTCATGCGTGGGGTATTAAAACATTCTACTATAGCTTGATTAATAAAGCTGGAGCAAAAGCACAAGACGAACCTAAAGAAATCTTAGTAGATGAAGTATCAACATTAGACGACGAGGACTGCGAAAGCTGCAAATTATAAATGTCAAAAGCACAATACAATTTAAATACCAAAACAGACTATCTATCACGTAAGATGTTTCTTGACCCAGCAGGTCCTGTAACCATACAACGTTTTGAAGAAGTAAAATATAACAAGCTGGTTAAACTAGAACAAACAGCTCGTGGGTTCTTTTGGATCCCAGAAGAAGTCAGCTTAACCAAAGACTCAAATGATTTTAAAGATGCCAGCGACACAGTCAAGCATATTTTTACCAGCAATTTACTAAGACAAACTGCCCTGGACAGTTTACAAGGACGTGGCCCTGCACAGGTGTTTACTCCGGTAGTAAGTATTCCAGAACTAGAAGCACTGATGTATAATTGGAGTTTCTTTGAAACTAATATACACAGTCGCAGTTACAGCCATATCATTCGCAACATCTATAATGTGCCCAAGGATGTGTTTAACACTATTCATGACACTGAAGAGATTGTTAGTATGGCATCAACCATTGGCAACTACTATGATGCTCTCCACCTAATAAACTGCAAGGTAGAGCTAGGACACAAAGTAGATGAACAACAACATATTAAAGCCATATGGTTGGCTCTCAACGCCAGTTACGGACTAGAAGCATTCCGCTTTATGGTCAGTTTTGCTACTTCACTTGCGATGGTGGAGAACAAGATTTTTATTGGTAACGGCAATATTATATCACTGATCTTGCAAGACGAGTTGTTACACAAAGAATGGACTGCTTGGTTAATTAATCAGGTAGCCAAAGAAGATCCACGTTTTGCCAAGGTCAAAGAAGAGTGTACGGCAGAAGTCTATGCTATGTATCAAGATGTTATTCGTGAAGAAAAGGAGTGGGCTGATTACTTGTTTAAATTTGGTCCAGTGATTGGTCTTAATGCTAATATCTTAAAAGAATTCGTAGACTATACTGCACTTGGCGCACTAAAAGAAATTGGTATTAAATATCAAGAACCAGCACCTAAGACCACACCAATTCCTTGGTTTAACAAACACAGCGACACTAGTAAGAAACAAACAGCATTACAGGAAAATGAGTCAACAAATTATGTAATTGGAGTCATGGGCGAAGGTATTGACTACAATGAATTACCAGATTTATAGGAAAAAAAATGTTAATAGTATATAGTAAAAATCACTGCCCGTTCTGCGTGCAGGCAAAAAAATGGTTAGAACTGAAAAAAGTTGATTTTGAAGAAATCAACGTAGAACAAGACCCAGATAAATTAGTTTGGTTAAAATCAAAAGGGCATCAAAGTGTGCCACAGATCTACACAGACAAAGATGAACTGTTTGTAGAAGGTGGATTCAAAGGATTAGTAGGATTAACTGAAGAAGAATTTCAACGACGCTTAGGAGCAACAAATGCTTGAGAAACAAGGTTACGCTAAAGATACAGTAGTATCATTCAAAATTGTTAATGGTGATGAAATCATTGCTAAAATTCTGTCAGAGGACAGTACCAGCTTTACTATTGACAAACCATGTACAGTAATGCCTAGCCAAAAAGGCCTAGGTCTGATACAAAGCCTCTTTACAAGTGACTTAAATAAGAGTATAGTCCTGCAAAAAGCACATGTGATGTTACATAGTCCTACAATCAAAGACATGGAAGACCATTACATTCAAACTACCACTGGTATTACCCCAGTTGGTGCAGGCGGCATTATAACTTAAGGCAACGCCAATGGCAATATCAGATCTTGTAACTTCCAAATCAGCTACCAGCATAATAGAGGGTTTAAAAGCTACGCTGGCTACTCCAGCACCTAGTCTTACCCCTAGTACGTTTACAGCAATGATTGGTATCAATCAAGGATCTGCACTACAACTAGCGGCGCCAGTTCAAGCTACAATGTCACAGCTGGCAAATATTGCAGCCAGTAATTCATCAGCTAATGTGCAGGCCGCGGCTGCACTGTCTAGTTTAACTAGTTTCCAATCTGGATTGGGATTTAGTGGCACTCCTAATCATGCCGCCTTTGGTGATTTCTTAAACCAAGCACAGGGCCACATAAAAAATGCAACAGATCTGCGCACCAGCACTGATTTTATGGCTAACATAAATTACAGTGATTTTGGTGCTGGCATCACTGACATGGGCAGTAGTGCAGATCGAGGTATGGTAAATCAGCTGGGCAGTCTAAGTGGTGCTGGCGCATCAATGTTGTCAACGGGCTCAATGTTTAATGGCATGAGTGTTAAGAGTTTTGGCACACCTAGCGGATTAGTAGAAGCATTAAACAATAATAAATTAGGGAATGCATCAGGCGTTAATGATTTATTAGCAAAAAATGGTGTGCCATTAGATGATCTTAACAACCCTGTTTACACAGATCAAATAAATCAAGTCATGGGCAGTGTTACTAATTCTGCCACAATTAACACAGCCGCAACACAATTTGGCATTACAGCCCCATATGGTGGATTACCATCATACAATGGTAGTGACAGTAGTTTGTATACCAATAATGCGTTTGCAGGTGGTGCACCTTCTTTAGGTTCTACCGTAGAAGGAACAGTAACACAAGGATATAGTACAGCTAGCACAGCCTTTGGAGCCGCAGCCGCACCAGTAGTTGGTACAGGCGGTATACAGAGTCTTAAAGATCTCAGTGATCCTAGTAAACTAGCAAATCCAGCAGACACAGCAGGATTTTCTGGTGTTAGTGCGCTGACCACACATCTAAGTGATCTTGGTGCTGGGTCTGTTAAAGATGCTGGCCAAGCACCAGATCTATTTGGGCAAATACAGTCAGTGACAACACCTTTGCACTCAGCGGCCTTTCCAAGTCTAGGCGGGTTAATCAGTGATCATCAAAGTATAATTGACAGCATGACAGGCACTGGTAGTGGACCCAAAGGTTTGCCTAGCATGACTGACTTTACTCAACATCTAGCAGGTGGGCCTAGCATTACCAGTTTCCTTCAAACAGTGGGCTCTAATGCATCAGCCGCTATATCAGCACTGACCGCATCAATAGCAACTGCTACAAGTCTTTTTACCAAAGCAGGTGTAGACTTTACTGCACCTGTTAAAAATACCCTAGGCTCATCAATGAACTTTGCACAAAACCTACACAAGTTTGGTGCAGACAATAGCGGTAGCGGCATAGGTGATATACTACATAACATGGCCAATACATCTACTCCCTACGGTGAAGCAATCAAGGCCAGCCTAGCAGAAGGTAAAAATAGTAGATTGCTGTCAGACAATGGTATTAGTCCGTTGACTACTACACCGCCACCTCCAGTTGGCAAGACATCAACTGTGAATTTTCCTATTACTGTTAGTAGAAGATTTGATCGTCCGCCAACAAGTACTACAGGCAGCTATGTAACAGTAGAAGCAACAGCCACAGGTACTAATGCTTGGGAACAAACATGGAAAGTTATAAATGGAGAAACACCATCCAAAGCTGGTAAGCCACCATTTGCAGAATTATTCAGCGGCAGCTACGCTACACTACTTCTAGCAAGTGCGCAACAGTCGGGAGATGCTACCTCAACGGCTCCTCAAATTTATGAAGCATTACCGCAAATGAAAGCGGAACTTACTAGTCAATTAAGTGGCGGAAGCCCTTCAGTAACAGGATAGCGATATGTATCTAAATCCAACTGTAGAATATAATCATCTTAGCGAATGGTTATCTACACTAGTTGGAGAGAAGATTACTCCTCGCAGTCTTGTTAAACGTCTAAGCAAACATCTAAACAAACATCAACATCCTGTACGTGTGAAACTCTATACTGGTGCCAAAGGCGCACTAGAACCAGGCGAGTGGACTATTGGTGCAGAATACGATCCTGGCCTAGATGA